CTTTGTACTTTGGCTGTTTTGCCTTTCGGCTTGCTGAGCTCAAGTCGGTGAGGACTTGCTATAATTAGTAACCTCCCGAAGGAGTGCTCCGCCTAACCGGGCAAGGTGAACCCGGCAGGAGTATCTCTACCCCTCGCAACTACCGAACGAACGGCCGTCACTGCCCGGAGCGCACTAAAAGTAGTGTACAGGCACCGGGTTGGACATACTCTCTACCCCCTCCGTCACAAATGTGACACGCTGGCCAAGAGACCACCTCCTCCTCTAGGCATCCTCAAACATTGCTTCTCTGAACTGGTCCAGAGAAGTAAGGATGTCGACCTCTCTCTTACTGACATAATCTACAGGGTAGAAATGCAGTTCTTCCTCCTTCTTACCGGCCCGCACCTTCAATGCAGCCAACTTACTAAGGTACGTAAGTCGGGACCAGGGCTTCACAGCCCTGTACCGGTAAGTCCTACGTATGGCCCCTACGGTGGGTTGCCATACGTCTCTCTTCCTACCTCCCTCCCGACCGTGTTGCCAAGTGAACAAATACATCGCTATTTGTTCGTCGGGATCTAGGCGCCTACGTACGCCTAGAAGTGATGTGGAACGCTCGTTGGGAGCGCAGGGTAGACAGGTATAGTGCCTGTTCCACATCGATCTTTCTCGCTCAAAGGCGACGTAAGATCTGGGATGTAATCCCAACTGGGAGGGAAGAAATCCCCATTTCTTTCCGATTCGTGAACGAATAAAGGCATTCGTCCACTCAACTGATCCGGCAACAGCTTTAGAAGCGTGCAGCATCCCGGAATAATCGGAAAGAAAACCACCTCTCCGCAAGTGGCGAATCTCACGCCACTTGCCCCCTTTAGTTGTCAAGAGCGCAGTTGAGTTGATTTCTGCGACACGTTCTGATCGAATCGTTTTCAGATCATTTAACAAGTACCCGCTAGGGTAATCTGAAGATTCGAGATAACGGTTAGACGACACTAAAGTATCATCGCCGTTAACCAACACATTGCCTTCTTCCCCGCGAAGCGCCCAACGAGCTGCGAGGTAAGAGTGAAGGCAAAGAAGAGGAAAGGAGAGGTAGCTCCCCATCATCTGTCCGTGCGATACTTCCTTCTCCTCTCCGGCGCAATCAACAAGTGGCCGGAGTGACTGGAAAGCCCGGAGGCAAACCCGCCCTGGAATGTGGCTACTCTTTCGAAGCAGAGAGCCAAGTATCGTCTCCGTCGCTATAAGCGACAGGTT